TTATTGCGGGCTGTTTTGTCGTCTTGCTCGTAGCCTAGTTGTTCCAGTAAGGCTTTTTTGTTGATGCCGGGTTGGTCTGCTATGGCGGTTTTAGCCTGGTTGATAAAGTCTAATTCATCGGCATTTAAGCGGGCGGTTTCTACGTCGATACCTTGCAGTTTTAAATCGGCAGTACGTACGCTAAAAGCGCATTCGATAATGGCGCAGCGTTCTTTTGTGGGAGTAAGGACAAAGGCAATTTCGCCTGGTGCGGCTTCTACTTTTTTAAGCCGATACATATTGTCGATACTGTTGCGGATATTGTTGCTGCCTTGGTAATTCTTACCGTCTTTGTTGGCATGCGACAGGATCAGGATAGTGGCACCGGCTTCGCGCAGGTTCATAAACTTGTCCATTACGCTCATAATTTTGGCATCGTGTTGCACGTCGCCAAAGTTGCGTAGGCTATCAACGAGGATTAGCGTATTAGCATAGGCATTGCCGCTGGCTTTGGCGTCTAAGGCGTCTAGCATTTCAGGGGCCGACATGATGCTTTTGCTACGCTGTACGTAGTGGATATTGCGCTTGCCGATCAGCTTTTCATGCACGCCGCGTTCTTTAAGTACTGTTAGCGGGTTGTCGTAATCGAGGTAAATCACCTTTTGAAAGCTGCTGCAGGCGCTTGCTACGGCAAAGGCCAGCCAGCTTTTGCCCATACCGCCATCGGCATAAATGAGCGTAATCATACTTTTGGCCAGGAAGCCGGGAATTAGGAATTCGGTTTCTTGTTCAAAGTCGGTAGAACGCAGGGTTTGGGTTACTAAAAAGTCGAACATTTTTAATCCTTAAAAGAGTTTGAACTGGCGGCGGGCGCGTTCTACTTGGGTTTGCTCTTTGATGATGCTGTAAATTTGCATATCAGTTAGGCGGTGGTTTTCGGCTAGGCTGCGGATGCTGGCACCTTTGTTGTGGGCGTTGTAAATGGCGATATTGCGCAGCAGGGTTTTAAGCCTGTCGTTGCGCGGAATATAGGTTTGAATGCCACCGAGGTAATGGGCCAGCTCGATAACTAAACGCTGGGCCACATTCTCTGGCTGTTTTACCTGGCCTTTTAATTCAGATTCAAACAGGGCCATAAGCGATTGCAGCTGGGCAGGGATGCGGTTTATGGCATCACTGCGCTGTTCTGGTGGCAGCTGGTCTAAGTCGGTTAGCAGCTGCTGCAGATCGTCGTCGGCAAAGGCATCTAATTGCTGTTCAGTCATGGTTAGGCACCTTATTAACTTTTACACCATAGCGCTGCATTTGTTGTTCCCACTGCCTGCGCTCGTGTTCGTCGTTGGTGATTACCTGATTTTTAATTTCCACTGTGCTGTGGCCATCGCGTTGCTGTTGCTCCGCGATTTGGCCCAGGCGGGCCGTTAGCACTTTTTTCAGGTAGTTGTGGTTGGTGAGCTGTTTGCCGGTGCCGTTAATACGGCTTTGCTGCAGGCTGGCTACCGCTTGCTCCAGCGCATCGGCCAGCGCGGGCAGGTTACTGGTTAAGACCAGCGTTTCCTGCACCAGCGTTAGCGCCTTGGTGTTGCTTAAGTCCTGCTTAGCAGGGCGAAACATGGCCAGATACGCGACCATATTGCCGCCCAGTTTGTAGTTCATGCGGGCGAACTGGCCTAACAGCTGGCGGCCCGCTTCATCGGCCACCAGCTGATCCAGGTGGATATTGGAATGGCAAACAGGGCAGCGGCTTAATTTCATAGCATGGCTCCGTTTATACGTTCCCAGCGCTTTAGTAAATGGTTGTAAGTATCTTGCGGGTGTGGCTCATAGCCGCGCTTTTTTAAGTTTTCAAACAGGCAGCGACGGGCCCAGCGCTTTAAACTGTTTAGAGTTTTGCTGGCATCTTCACCACGCAGCCATTGCACTTCGGCAATACCGGCACCGCCGTTCTCCTGTGCTGTCATGCGTTGCACCCAGCTATTAAGGGCGGTTTCGCTGCCGTCTTTAATAAAGCCAGCATTGAACATAAAGATCCAAATTGCCCGAATAGCGCTGCGCTCGTCTTGCGGGCCCTGCTTTGAACTGGGGCTTAAACGGCCTTTAACAGCTTTTTTAACTGGTTTAAAACCCAGTTTTTTAAAGGCTTCCAGCACGGTTTCCAGTTCGGGTATGGTCATATCCGTGCTGCTGGTTTTGCCGTTGCCGTAGTGGGCTAAGTTAGCGCGGTAGCTTTCATCGTCCATACCCAGTTGCGTGCGGGCGATATGGATCATAGTGATTAGGCTGCGGCGCGGGTTTGGGTTAGTTGACGTCATTTGGCACCTGCCTTATTCTAAAATGGCTTTTAGCCATTCATTACATTTGGCCATTTCATCAAGCGAACCTTCGTAGCCTTCGATAATTAACATCATGAAGCGTTGCGCCTCTTCGTCACTTACTTCGCAGGGTTCACCACTTATTTTGCAATCCACCCACATTTTTAAGTCATGAAAGCAGTCACTTAAAGCGTGAACCGTAACTGCATTTTGCAAATGACAGTCTGCTTGTTTGGCTGCTTTTTTGATTAACAGAGGTAATTTCATATGCCACCTGCCTTAGCTTTAAACTGGACAAAGCATTTACCGGCAATTCGCCAGCGGCAGATATCTGGATTAACAGGGTTTGTGATAGCTTGGGCTAGTTCCGGTTTAAACTTCGCACACTTTTTACAGGTATCTCGGGTTCCAAAACCATCAGTGATCCCTTCACAAATTTGCTCAGGGGGTTTATGTTGCGCTTGCAACTTAACTAGCGTGCATACCCGTTTAACTCGTGTAATAAGTTCTTGTTGTGCTTGCTGTACTGTAAGCATCCCGCCATGCGCAGCAAAGAAATCATCTATCTCACTAATAAGCAACAGCTCAGTTGCCTGATAAAACTGATTGCTCTGCTCTATGTAGTGTTTAAGCGCTGGCACTACTGAATCACCGATCTTTCCAATACCATGCTGTTGGCACAGTTCATTAAGCTCGAACATTAGGGCTGTGTTGTGCTTGCGGGCTTCGCTTAGCTCTTTGGCTACTGACTCGTATTCACTTTTAGAACAAACAAATTCATTCATACAGTAGTTCTTTGCCGCAAAGTAGTAACCTTCGTTTTGGTTCCAGTAAAGCGCATCAAAAAAGCCGCCCCATTTTGGGCCACGCTCTGCTATTGCTTGTCGTATTGTTTTCATTGTATCTCCGGCTGCTCATCAGTACCGGTGAACCACCACCGGCAGACGCCCGTTACTGGGCGTTTCGCTTAGTCCTCCACCAAGTCGAATCCAATGAGAACGTCGAGCGATACGTTGTCGCCGATTTCTACTGCTCTTGCCTCGCTAATGCCGTTATCTGCTAAATGCTCCATTAGCTCTCGGCGTTCACCTGGGTAGTCTTCAAACTCCAGTACTGCACCTGCAAATAAGTTGTTTTCAGTCATTTTTTTACCTACCCATTCAAGTGTTAAACCAGCTTCTTCAAATGTCAGAGGTGTGTTCATATCTAATTCCTATTGGCTGCTCATCAGTACCGGTGAACCACCACCGGCAGACGCCCGTTACTGGGCGTTTCGCTACGATTTTGGTTCTTCTTCAAATGGCGCGGATGGCTCCATTTTCTCGATGTAGTCTGCTAATTCAGCCGTTTGATTCTTGAAGTAATCCCGCTCTGCGGTCATATCAGCGAGTTGTTTTTTTAAATACTTAATTTTGTTTTGCATGTTGTTTCCTATTGGCTGCTCATCAGTACCGGTGAACCACCACCGGCAGACGCCCGTTACTGGGCGTTTCGCTATGGGTTTAAAGCGTCTTTAAGTTGTTGCGATGCTTTAAAAACAGCTTTAACGCAGGCTGGTTGGTGCGTTGGTTCGCCGCTTACTGGGTGCTTGCCAGTGCGTGCGGCAGCGTGGCGGGGGCTAAAGGTGCCAAAGCCCTGAATGGTCACGCTGTTACCACTGCATAGTTGCTGGGTAATAATGTTCAGCATGGTATTAACCGCACGCTCGGCACCGGCCTTGGTTAAACTGGCGTTTACAGCCAGCTCGTTAATTAACTGCGATTTATTCATGGCTTATTCCTCATCAATCCATAGTTCAGGGTTTTGGGTGATCACCAGTTGTACTTGCGTGCGGGGGCGGCTAACTTCAAAGCTGCCGAGCCAAATGGCGTGGTGCGGCTCTTGGTATGTGTCCATTTCGTTTAGGGTGTCGCGCACCATTTCAGCAAACGTGGGCGATTCGTGGGCCAGCAGTAGCAGCCGATCGTTTTCGTATTCGGCATCTACTAGCGGGATTTCGGGCCCCATTTGAGCCCAGCAAATACCTTTTCCTGGACAGTCAGGACAGCCTTTGCAGGTTGGGCCAAGCGTAGGGCAAATATTCTCTGTGCTTGGTACTTTCTCGGCTTGTACATTGCCTGCTACCCAGTTGCTGAGTAGGGCTTCGTCTTCTTTAGTCAATTCCATCTGTGCCTCCACGCTGTGGGGTTCTGCCCGACCTAACACCCACAGCAGAGCGTCTACCACGCCTTGCTCGTAAGTTTTATTTGGGCTGTTGGTGCCGTACTTTTCTTCCAGACTGGTTGCTACAGCAATTTCCAGCTGGATTTGCTCTAGTGTGCGGGCGATGCTCATAACGCCACCGCCGCTAAGTCCAGTGGGATTTGTTTGTATTGGTCGGTATCGCCGATGCGCTCATACACGCGGATATAGGCTTTGCTGCCTACAACCTGGATAGCCTCGCCAATGGCTGTCATGGCTTTAAGCCAGCGGGCATCTTTGATATCGAGGCGGCGTAGACTGAGGATTTTGCCAGTGCTGATATTGCCGTGTTTGTCGGCGTCGAATGCGCCGTTAACGATCGCTTTAAGCTCTGAACTGGCGCTGGCTGTCCAGTCTTTTAGGCATTCGTCAATCAGCGCTTTAGCTGCTTGTAGGCGCTCGTCGAAGCGAATATTTTCGCTAATAGCGCGTACAATTTTGTATTTGCCGTCAAAGCTATACAAGGTGACATTACCTTTTTTGCCGCCTACAGCAGCGTCGTATTCTTCGGCTGATAGCTGCACAAAGGCGGCAATATCGGCAAAGGCTTGGCGTTTGAACACGCCAAGAAGCTCGCTTAGTTCAAACGATTTTTTTACCAGCTCTTTAACCAGTTCATCGCGGGCGCGATCAATGGGTTTAATTTTATCTTCTGGTATCAGTGCGCCTTTGGCGTCTTGCCAGTAACCGGCTGGTATTGCGTTTTGGTCATTCATGGTGAGTTCCTTATTTAATGCCAGTAAACCAGGCAGCTATTGACGTGGACAAACCACGTTTGGCGCTGCTGGCCTTTTATGTTTTCGGTGAGTGTGGCGGCCTGTTCTTGTAACTGCGGTACAGGCTGGGCTATTTCGATAACAGCCCGCGATTTGCGCGTTGTAACGCGCAGTACTTGGCAACCCATACCGCGTAGAATTTGCGGTACATTGCGTTTGTCGAGTTTGTTGGCTGGGGTCATTTAACACCTCTGTTAAGTCGATTGAAGCGCGCGGCAAGATGAATCAATTCGTTTTGCAGTAGCTCTAAGAGCTGGTTGTTATTGGTGTCTGCCTGGCGTTTTAAGCGGTTGATAACGGCTTCGGCGTCGTAGCTTTTGTTAGCCGTTGCTGTTTCTGGCTGGTGCAGGTTTATGGTGTGTGTAACTGCCTGCTCTGAGTTAACGCAGCCTGAGCGGCAGGCGCGATACAGCCGCAACTTTTGCGGGTTGCTGGTATATTCGTTTTGCTGATGTTGGTGGCATTTGTGCCAGGCTATTTCGCCCAAAACTGGGCAGGTAACGGTTTTGGTTAAATACACTGATTCCACCAGCGCTTGGATGCGCTGCATATCGCCGGGGTATTTTTCGTTGCAGACCTGGCTGATAGTGGTAGTGCTGACGTTTAAAGCGTAAGCAACTTTACGTTGGCCTTGAGTTTTTACTTGCTCACGCAAGACGGCTAACCAGCTCATTTTGCCTCCGAGTAGGCATAGAACTGCCGGTTATTTTGATCGTAAACACCTGCTGGTTTTATCCGTAGAATAGGCGCTTTGGGGCCTGTGCTACGGATAAGACGATAGCAATGTTCTTGACCAATTTTGTCTGCTGGGGCTTGGCGGTTGTCGATACGGTGGCAGCGCACATAGCCAGTGCGCTCCAGCGCTAGCAAATAACGACGTATGCTGGTGAGTGAGCAATTTGTTACCGCCTGGGCGAGTTTTGGTGTAACAGTTAAGTTGATGCGCAGGGCATTCCAGATAAGCTGATGCCCTGTGCGGCCAGATTGTTTTATTTCTCGGCCTGGGTGGCCGCCACGGCCAAAGGTTGGTGAGTCGTTACTGGCTTTGACAGCGTAGACGTAAGGGCTGCCCTGTACACCAATACCGTTTTTAATTTCGATAAAGCCTTTTTTTAGAAGGCGTTTAACTAAATGGCGGCAGTTTTCTACGTCCATGTTTGCGGTATTAGCAATTTCAGTAACGGTAAAGCATTCCCTCTGCTTCATTGCGTTCCATGCTAATTGTGCATTACTCATGGTTTGGCTCCTTCAGCAATTATCTACGATGGCTTAAAAACAGTTGACGATCGCCCCAAGTGCTTAGGTCGATGTAGTGTTCTTCGCTGGCGATGGCGGCCCGTTCAATTTTTTCTAAGGCAATAAGAATACGGCGCACTTCACCGGTGCTTTTTGTGCGGATAAAGTCCAGCATGTCCTCGCCAACTTTTACGCGTTCATCTAGTAGCGTTTCGGCAAACATGTGCACGTCTTCTAAGTCGGCGGCCTGAAACTCTACCCACTCGGAAATGCGGTTAAATAGCTGCTTGCGGTGGCTGATGCGGCGGGCGATTTCTTCCATGCCTATTAGCACTACTGGCTGCTCGGTGCTGTCGTACAGATCACGAATGGTTTCCATGGTTTTGGCCTGGCTGACGATGTGATCGGCTTCGTCGACAAACAGCGCAAGGCTGTGTTCATTCATACTGCGCACGATGTAGTCGACCATTTTGCGTAGCGGAAACATGGGTTCTGCGCCCAGTTCGCTCATTACGCGGGCTAAGAATGAGCTGGGTGAGTCGGTGGCAAAGCAGCGTACATAAAGTGGCTGGTGGCCGCTTAGTGTTAGCTCGTTAAACATGTGGGTTACTGTAGTGGTTTTACCATATCCTGATGGGCCGTGTATTAAGCCAATACCTGGCGTGATCATGCTGCGCGTTTGCAGGTTTTCAAACATAACCTGTGTGCGTACTACGTTTTTTACTTCAACGATTTTGTGTTTCATCCGTTATACTCCATGTTGTGATTGGCTCGCTGGCAGGCGGGCTGGTTACGGGCAAGCGCGTGTGGTTCCTAGCCGTTAGCGCGCTTGCCACTTTCTAAAATTCTGTCTAACCGTCGTCTTGTCATGGCGTATTCCGGCTTGGAGCGGAATTTGGTTAGCCACTGTGTTTCTTTTTCTGTAAGTACCCTCACCATGCTTTCACGAGTAAGCCACTCAGCCTGTTCGTGTTCTGTGCGCAGTACTTTGCTGGTTTGCTCTTCTAAATTTGCGCGACGTTGATCTAGCTGTTCGCGACGTATGGATATCGCATCTAGTTCCTCCTCTGTATAAGTGGGCTTGCTGCTGTCTTTGCTTAGCGCGGTAGCTGTTTTGCTGAGTGCGGCTATAGCAGCGTTGCTGCTGTTGCCCTCGGCGGTGTTAAAGCCTGTCAGCGCTTGGTTTGCCATTTTCTTCTGGGCCAGTTCTACCGCAGCAATTTGATCTATGCCGAACTCAGCTTGCAGGCGTTCTGCATTGCGCCTGAACGCGCGTAGTTGCTTTTCGCCGTCTTTGCGACGTTGCCG